CTTGAAGCAGCCGCGCTTCACGCTGTGTCGGAAGTCCAGACCGTCAGTTCTACCTTCTAGGTAGGCTAACGGATCTGACTGGACCTTCTCAGTCAGGCAGTAGTCTGACGAAAAGAAGATTTCTTCCGGTCTGTCCTCTACAACTCGAGGAACGACTGGGTCCACACATGGAGTATCGCGACCCACCTCGGATAGGGAACAACTCGTTTCCCATTCGAGAACATGTGAGTCCTGTACTCTGCGTAGGCAGCCGTCGCACTCGTGTGCGTCGGTTCCCCCGTCTCGAGATCTGTTTCGATCAAGAGACTGTGGGGTCCCTCCTTCAATCCTTCCCTCCGAATGAACTCTATTGGACTCTCGTCCATATGAGCGAACTCGATCGGGATGTTGATCTGAGTGGTCAAATTTGACATCAGATTTTTGATTGTTGGAGAGTCCCCACTTGTTGAGGGAGGCGAGTTCGTGTCCATCTATACTATCCTTTCTTTGGATTGGATCGTAATGAAGCCTCTTCTGCTTCCAACACTGCAAGTCTCTATTCCAAAAGAGATCCGTAGTGAAAAGAAAACTGAAGTGGGCTATCCCAGAACCAATTTTTCTTGTTTTGGGTATGGTACGTCTCACCACTCGACGGAGCATATCTCGTATAGCTTGGGCTACTATCCACTTCCCTCTCATATAGAAGAGGTCGGCGGTAGCATTCCAAGACATTACGTCTTCTGCTCCCCAGTGTTGTGAATCGTCATGCGGTACTGTTCGGGCATAAACCGGTTTAACCGGCACGCCTTTATAGAAATCCGCACCACAAGACTCCCGGAAATGTGAATACCGGAACGACTTGTTGACGTTAACCTTAAGAGCATAGCTCTCGAGGTACCTCACAACGATGTCCGTGTACTCTACAGGGATAATTATATCGTCCCCATAGATATCAATCTTACGGCTATAATGCCTTATCGATTGTGAACTCGGACGCCTTCCATCGAGTTGGTGCATCGCAGTCTGCACAAGGGTGTAAAACACCATTGCTTCTACGGGAAAGCATAATGCTGAACCCATGGACGCATACTTGAACAGTACGATGTTCCTTCCTGAAGGAAGGTCGGCATGCAAAGAACGTGCATCCTCGAAATACTCGAGGAGCCCTGAGGTCTTGAAGATACGTTGAACCAAGTGCAAATGCACACGGTCTGACGCGTCTTTCAGGTCCAGCGTAGCTGTACGTCTATCTATGCTGCCTTCGTAAGCGCGTTTCTGATTCGGGAATTGGTCTGTAAAACGGACCGTTTCTTTCGTCAGGCGATGCCGCTCTAGCACATTGTACAGTATATCCTTAATGGATTGCTGCATATATTGCATATGAGACGGTTCAATCGCAATAACGCGTGGCGCCGTTAGCGTCTTTGGAACGAATACTACACGTACGGGCAATTCATCCCGCAACGAGAGATACTCGACTCCTTTTTCGCTATCATCAACTTCCCCTGTAATTCCGGCGACTGCTGCGAGCCCATAGTTTGGGTAGCAGTGGAGGTCGGAAGGGAAGTTTTGCTCCGATCTGGTGTTCCAATTGCGGATATGATACCGTTCATTTGAACGATAACGATCTGCAGTGACACCAGGACCGTGATGACAAACAAGATCAAGGTAATCAGGCTCAGGAAGTACCTGAGACCAAATGATTCCAGCGATCGAGTCAAGGAGAATATCCTTCCTCTCAACATGAGGGGTCATTCGGCGGAGCTCGCCTTCTACTTCCAAAAAGTGCGCTTCAGCCTCGGCATTTCGCCTCGGTGTACAGCCAATCTTCGGTTTTTTGAAGAACCGAAGAATCTGCCTAAGGTGATAAATAACCTCAGGGCACGCTTCTGGACGTAGCCTACCGTTCTTATCAAACACGCGTTTGAAGAAACCTCCGAGAAATCGGGGGAGACTTCGGTCCCTACAGAAATTTGAGGGACACTGGAACGTACCCGACTCGATGCCTCTCTCGAGAGCATCATTGAGTTGGGGGAGGGTTATCGTCAAAAACGAAAACCCCTCGTGTTTGCATCGGCGTTCAATAGTTTGAACGTCGCGTTCGACGGACAAGTCTAGGTCCAATTCTGCTTGATGCAGAAGGGCCTTGACGAGCATGGTCGGTCTTTTCACTACAACCTCCATTTATATGAGGGAAGTAGGACCGTCCTAGCTAAACTCCGCGTACTGCGAAGATACCTGCGACTCTGCCCAGATTCATTTATCCTTGCGGTAAATGACAAGGGAAAGGATCGATACGATAAGCATCAATCCCCAGAGTGACGATGAGCTTTTAAAACTCGCCGCCGAGGACCTTGTTATAGTTGGCAGAAATAAGCCAACCTTTCAAGGCCTCCATCAAGTATCCGATCTCAACGTCCGTAAAGACGCCCGACCGGGGCTCGTCTACCACTAGGTAAACGGAACATCCGGCCTCTGCATTTACTGCAGAGATGGGGTCTGCCGCGACTTTCGTCTGCGACAAACGGACCTCACGACGAAAACGCTTAGCAGTTGAATTCTGCTTCGTCGTCATCGTCTTGGTGCCGTCACTTGACGTGAACACATTCTGGTTCGGACCTGCAGAGGTCTTGGCCAGAGATGTCGCCACGGCATTGATGGTGACAGATTGAGGATCAGCTAGCATAGGAAGCTCCAATTCAAGTTACGCTTGTTATACAAGCAGAGCTAACGAATTCTGGACAAACCTAATGCCCCGAGGATCGCTATCTGCATACCATTGAGATCATTCTCGTTGGTACTAAGTCCGAAAGGGTCGCCGCGAAGCCTAGTCTTATTTATGGACTGGGCCGAAGATGCGACAACAAAGTCAAAAGGTCTAAGGGTGCTGTCACTGTAAAAGTACCCGTACGCAGTTCTTTCGCGTATGGTACTAATCTCTCTCATAACGTAGAAGTAATCGGCCGCTAAGCGGTCCGCCACTCCTAAGTCCATGTTTGAGATGACATCACCTAGGTTCGTAAACCAATCTATGAGCCAAGACCAAGGTATCATGTTATAGATGACAGACGGTGTTACTCGATGTCCGTATAAACGGCCGAGCATCTTGTTTGTCCAGTCTATATCCCGTGGTCCTTCGGGAAGCCAATATCGGAACCGGGCTGAAGCCCAGATCCTGTCATGGCTCCTCGTGACGTCTCGGTATGTAGGAATCTTTCGGTAGTACTGAGTTACAAATGTCGGATTAATGACACTGTAACTACTACCTGAGATATCACTAACATCAGCAGACGTGTCCAAGAGGATCTTCTTCCTCCGGACAGGCTTTGTATTGTGCTCGATGAGCCACTTCAACGATTTCTGAGCTCTGCGCTGTAAATGCACAAAGTTCCTGATATCGCGAAGCAACGGTTCCCATCCAAATTGTATCGCCAGAAAATAATCACTCTGGAAATGCAAAAAGTTTCGCTCAAGGTTCAATTTGAACAATTGAGGTAACTCTCTAAGCTCATATATTGCGTTTAGAGCCTGAAAGTTGGGTTTCGTTGGTTTAAGCTTGTCGTATGCCTGGGCTCCCCAAGCCGCCCCATCACCAGAAATCTGGGTGGGAAAACCTGGAGATGACGCGATAAAATTACCGGTATAAAACCAGTTATTTGCGCGCCAGGCGGTTCCATGCTTCCAATGCGTCGCAGACCACTTCTGACCAAGTATGTTCAGAGGACCTCCGATGTCTCGGTTGATAGGAAACCGTGGGTACCCATAATGTCCGCCAATGCCCGCATAAATATTCTGCATAATACGCGCAGTTTCTTTATTTTGGGCAACGGGAGGGTTATACTCATATCCTAATGTCTGGATAGTAGCATAATCCTTACTCGGATTTGGCATGTGCACACCTTTCGTACTGGAGTTTACGCTAAACGGAGAACCGTCGAACGTGGGAG